CTGAGCTAATGATGACTGTAGGTATAGACGCTAACTATACTGTTGAAATAACAGAGATGTGGGGAAATGTTTTACAACCAGGAGATGACCATCAGTATCACAGCCACCCTAATAATGTGTTTAGTGGAATTTTTTATTTAACTGAAGGAACTCCTACTATATTTTGCGACCCTAGACCTGCTTCTAATGTACTACGATTAATTAACCCATACAATCTAAACACTGCTACTAAGGTTATTTTATACGCTGTGCCTAACCAGATGGTAATTTTTGATAGTTGGCTACCACATTATGTAGGAGTAAATAGAGAACAGAGCGCAAGAAAAACTATTAGCTTTAATATAATTTTTAGAGGAGAATATGGCCATAAAGGTAGTAAAGCAAATGTGGTAATTTAATTATGAAGACCTACGCCTCACTATTTTTTATGCCTGCTCTTATCTACGCAGCCTTCTATTTCACTTATACCCATGCATGGAAGCTGGATGACCTAGACCCCTACAAAAGATGTGAAGAAATATATCACTTGGCAGTAACCTTTGCAGATATTAGAAACCACAATCTAGTACCCTCAGTAAAAACAAATAGAATGCTCACCCCTTTTGAGCAAGACGTACTTCACGAGACAGACAGAAGAGTGGTAGAATTAATGAGTTTAAAACTAAGCAAACCCGAAAAGTACGAAGGGATGTTTGAGAACCCTAATGCTATTGGGCTACAGATATACGAAGAATGTCTATTCGATCACGGTTACTAAAACAAAAACTAAAAGTTAAAAGCAGTACGGTTCTAGAATTTATTCTTATTGGGTACATATTGTTAAACTTTGGTCTTAGTATTATAATAATGATTTCACTACCTTTTATTTTATTGATATGGATGCTATTTCAGCTGCTAAGTTAAACGCTTATAATCGACTCCAAGACATGCAAGTAGAGGCAAAAGACCTGCGTGAGAAACTTGAGCAACTCAATAGAGAGAAGGTAGAAAAAGCACAACAACTTAAGGAGGAAAGTCTTAAGCGCTATCACAAGGAGGTAGATAGATATGACTTTGAGGTATGACCCAAAAAGATAGACATAGAGAAAAACTACTAGAAAGATTCCCAGTTCAAGCGCATAAAGATATTGTAGGCAAGCTCTACGATATAGGCATACCTTATAAAGAATTAAAAATGTCATCAATGGATTATCTAAAAAACAAATATGGAGGAAAATTAAATGAGTCAAAATGATAAACAAGTTGCAGGGGATCACTACAAAAAACTAAAGATACAAACATGGGACTATATCTGGGCAAACAATCTTGGGTATATGGAAGGGAACATTATAAAGTATGTGACTCGTTGGAAAGATAAAGGCAATGAAAAAGATTTGCTTAAAGCCAAACACTACTTAGATAAACTTTTAGAACTTATAAAAAATGACACTGCATGACGAGGTTGAGCTAAACAATGATTTATTATATTCACGTTAATCAATTAAAGATTCGACAAAACAATAAACTCATACGAGAAGGTCGAGAAGACGAAATTATGCCACCAATTATAATAAAAAAAGGTAAAAATAAAACAATCGCTAATTGTTTTGAAATAGAGTTCGTTGACAGAACAAAAATGGTTTATCATTTTAAGGGTGGTAAAATACTGCCTTGTGGTGCTAGACTTGTAGCAATGACCCATGTAATGCCAAAAATACTACGATGACCCTGCATGACGGAGAGTTTGAAGCCTCAACATTATCTGACGATATAAAAGACGTACAGTTCGAAGATATTGTGACTGTACCTGCAGGTGTGCCTATTGATAAAATATCAAATGCTTTGAATCGAGCACGCATTGCCTGTAATACTGCAAGACATAGAAACCCAAAGATGTTCGAAGAAGGGGATGTTTCTGAAAGTGATAAGGAAGAAGCAAGAGAGTTTATGAAAGACATGGACAACCCTGCGAAAGTTCCTACCAAACAAAAACCCCTCGTGCACTTGCACTATATGCTAGCCGAGTATGACCATAAGGTTATTGAGAACGCAGTACAACTACGAACATTTGCAACAAATAAGATTTTAGAAGAAGTAAGTAATACAGACCCAAAGGTACGACTAAGAGCTCTAGAGTTATTGGGTAAAATGCCAGAGGTTGGTCTGTTTACAGATAAAAAAGAGATTGTTATTAAGCACAAATCTGTAGAAGAGTTAGAAGAACAGCTCAGAGAGAAGTTTGCAAAAATTTTAGATGGTGATTATTTTGTAGAAACAGAGGAGAATACACCACAAGAACCTCAAAAAATTATAAATCAGGTAAGTAAGCCAGATTTAGATGAGCTAGATATAGATTTAGATAAAACTTTGGAAGATGCTCCGATTGAAGTGCGAAATAAATATATGAAACCTATAAAATCTTTATGAATAACTCCGTAACGAGAGAACAACTGATAAAACTGCGAGATACTTTACCAAATTTGTCGGAATATCAGATGATGGAGGTAAATAACAACCTAGATGCGCTCATAATAGGGTATGAACAACGTAAATCACAACTAAATTTTATAGAATTTGTCAAAACTATGTGGCCAGAGTTCATTTCTGGTAGACACCACACTAAAATGGCAGAAGCATTTGAAGATGTAGCTAAAGGAAAGATAAAAAGACTCATAGTTAACATGCCGCCTCGGCATACAAAGAGTGAATTTGCCTCATATTTACTTCCAGCGTGGTTTTTAGGGCGATATCCACATAAAAAAGTGATTCAAACCTCTCATACAGCAGAATTAGCAGTAGGTTTTGGTAGAAAAGTAAGAAACTTGGTGGGTAGTGAGGCTTATAAAAGCGTTTTTCCGACTGTTAGCCTTCAATCTGACTCAAAAGCAGCAGGTAGATGGAACACAAACGCAGGTGGAGACTATTTTGCGATTGGTGTAGGTGGTGCTGTAACAGGTAAAGGTGCAGATTTATTAATTATTGACGACCCACACTCGGAACAAGAGGCAGTAATTGCCGAGACAAGCCCCGAAGTCTATGATAAAGTATATGAATGGTATACGTCTGGCCCAAGGCAGAGACTTCAGCCAGGGGGTTCTATTGTCATCGTAATGACAAGATGGGCAAAACGAGATTTGACTGGACAGGTTATCAAGGCCAGTGCGCAACATGGTGGAGATGAATGGAAAGTTATTGAGTTTCCTGCAATTATGCCATCAGGTGACCCACTATGGCCAGAGTTTTGGAGAAAAGAAGAACTCGATGCACTACAAACGCAACTCCCCGTTGCCAAATGGCAAGCACAATACCAACAATCCCCAACATCCGAAGAAGGTGCTCTTATCAAAAGAGAATGGTGGAACTTGTGGGATGAAGATAACCCACCCCCTTGTGAATTTATTATTCAGTCTTGGGATACTGCTTTTTTAAAAACAAATAGAGCCGATTATTCTGCATGTACGACTTGGGGTGTGTTCTATTACACGGATGAAGAAACAGGGAAACAAACTTCTAATATAATTCTACTTGATGCGTATAGAAAGCGAATGGAGTTTCCAGAACTCAAGATAAAAACACAAGAGATGTATGAAGATTGGAAACCTGATGCACTTATTGTGGAAGCAAAAGCTGCAGGAGCCCCATTAATTTTCGAACTGCGAGCGATGGGCATCCCTGTATCCGAGTTTACACCGAGCAGAGGAAATGATAAGATTGCGAGAGTGAACGCTGTAACTGATTTATTTGCGTCAGGAGTTGTTTGGGCACCACCGAGTAGATGGGCAGAAGAAGTAATAGAAGAAACTGCAAGTTTTCCTGCAGGTGACCATGATGATTATGTTGACTCAATGACACAAGCATTATTGCGTTTTAGAAGAGGTGGTTTTATTAGATTACAATCCGATGAGGAAGATGAGGAGATTCCTTGGTATCAACGCAGAAAAGCATCATATTACTAGGAGAGAATAAATGAGTGATTTAAATGAGTTTTTTGAGTACAATAAAAAAGTAGCAAAAAGAATGATTGATGTGATGGAATTAGATTTTCAACTTCACGAATCATTAGTTAAAAAGTTAGCCCAAAGAGATGAGATGATAATGAGGCTAAAAAAGAGAATTGAAGCATTAGAAGGTGTTGAAGAAAAAAAGGCTAAACTATCTGCACCTCTTACCCTAGACGAAGGATAAATTATGGCTATAGATAAGGCAATCGGCATTCAGATTACAAAGGCAGTACCTGCTCAAGAAGTTGAAGTAGAAGAAGAGCAAGAAGATAAAGGTGTTGAAATTGAAATGAATGAAGATGGTAGCGTTGAAGTTACCGTTGATAAAGTTGTTGATCCATCATTTGAAGGTGAGTTTAATCAAAACCTTGCAGAGACTCTCGATGAAGATCAACTTATTCAAGTTGCCGATGACCTTATTGGTCTTTTTGAAGCCGATGATAATTCTCGTGCTGATTGGAAACAAACTTACGAAGATGGACTAGAACTTCTTGGTTTAAAAATAGAAGAAAGAACTGAGCCTTGGGATGGTGCATGTGGTGTATTTCACCCATTATTATCTGAAGCAGTTGTGCGTTTTCAATCTGAAGCTATTACAGAAACATTCCCTGCTATGGGGCCAGTAAAGACAACTATTATTGGTAAAACAACAAAAGATAAAGAGGAAGCATCCACTAGAGTTAGAGATGATATGAACTATCGCCTGACTGAACAGATGACAGAATATAGACCAGAGCATGAAAGGATGTTATGGAATCTTGCAATATCTGGTTCTGCATTTAAAAAAGTTTATTATGACCCAGCTATGGGTAGACAGACTGCTCAATTTATTCCGGCAGAAGATTTAGTTGTAGCCTATGGTTCTTCAGATATAACAACAACTTCAAGAGTTACGCATATCATGCGTAAGACAGAAAACGAGGTTAAGTTTTTACAAGTTAATGGATTCTATGCGCCTGTAGATTTAGGTGACCCAGGTTATGTCCGTACTTCTATACAAAAGAAGAAAGACGAAGTAGAGGGTGTAGATATATCTGAGGATGACAGATATGAATTACTTGAGATGCATGTAGAGTATGATCTAGGTGAAGACCCAAATCAAATAGCTCTACCGTATGTCATTACTATTGAGCGTAATTCTATGCAGATTCTTTCTATTTATCGTAACTGGAAAGAGGATGATAAATTACAACGTAAACGTAACCACTTTGTACATTATACTTATATACCAGGATTTGGATTTTATGGATTTGGACTCATTCATTTACTTGGCGGGCATGCTAAGTCTGGCACTTCTTTACTTCGACAGTTAGTTGACGCAGGAACTTTAAATAATTTACCAGGTGGTTTGAAGACTAGAGGTCTTCGTATTAAAGGTGACGATACCCCCATAATGCCAGGAGAGTTTCGGGACGTTGACGTTCCAGGTGGTAAGATTCTTGATAATATAACTTTCCTCCCGTATAAAGAGCCATCGCAAACTCTTTTGGCATTGTTCCAAAACATTGTTGACCAAGGAAGAAGTATGGCAGCAATCTCTGACTTTAAATCAGTGGATTTAAATAGTGAAGCGCCTGTAGGAACGACCCTTGCAATACTAGAGAGGATGTTAAAAGTTATGAGTGCTGTGCAAGCTCGTATGCATAACACCATGAAGATGGAGTTTAAACTTCTTAAAAACATAATCGCAGATCACACATCAGAGGAGTATGAATATGACGCAGATGATGAAGCAATTAAACGTGAAGACTACAATGAAGTTGAGGTTATTCCAGTTAGTGACCCCAATGCTTCAACTATGTCAATGCGTGTGGTTCAATATCAAGCTGCGCTACAGTTAGCACAACAAGCTCCACAATTATATGACTTACCTAAGCTACATCAGCAGATGTTACAAACATTAGGTATTAAAGACGCACAAAAACTTGTACCTACATCAGATGATATGGAGCCGAGAGATCCAATCTCTGAAAATATGGCAATAATGACAAGTAAACCTGTTAAAGCGTTCCTTTATCAGGACCATAAAGCGCATATTGAGGCGCATATGACAGCTCTACAAAACCCACAAATAGCACAACTAATAGGTCAAAATCCTATGGCTAGAACCATACAAGCGGCTGCAATGGCTCATATTGGTGAACACGTAGCTATGCAGTATAGAGTT